TCATTAACGGTTCAGCAGCCATTACATTCCTTTTAACGATGTTAGTTAATTTTATCGCTTTTTACGAAGTACTAACCTAGACTCGCCTATTAAGTATTACGTTAGCTGATCTTCTTATGTCTGCCCTATCTTTTGGATCTAAACCACCCCATACCCCATAGGCTTCATGTAAAGTGCCCCAATCAGCGCATTCAACAATATGATCGCAACTTGCGCACACTTTTTTTGCTTGATTGTAGTTAAATACATTTAATCTATCTACATCATCATAATCCTCCGAAAAAAATATTTCGGTGCCAACTTGGGCGCAAATAGGATTTTCATACTTCCAAGGCTCTCTTGGCTTGGGGTTAATATTTTTCAAATCAAATTTTTTCTGGTGTAGTTAGTGACTTATTTTTTATATGTCCTACTTCATACCCGCAACCTGCATACCCTGCAATATCAATCCAAGTATCTCCTTGGAAACCAGAGTTGGCCGCGTATCTAGCTACTTTCAAGCCAACCATCATCATTGCCACATCCTCTGAGGTGATCTCATGGTTAAGAATTACAGACCAGATTTTACCAATTCGATTAAAGTTATCTTCTGGTTCGCCATACTGAGCGTTACGATCTCCATTAATAATTGTGGCTGCCTGTCTTAACGCCTCAACTCTAAGTGGTGTCGCGTCTTTATTTTCTGTCATCTTTTATCCTCACCGTAATATCTGCCTCATATGTAGCGTCGTTACCCATATTGGTGTTGTCAATTATTAAAAGTTCATAATTAGCATACCTATTAATGTCTTCAACTTCAACATTTAAAAAATTAGAAATTAACTTCTCTGCAGTTTCAACTAGCTCGTGATAGTCATCACCATATGTTGTTAGTTTAAGGGTGGCTGATCTCATTACTAAACTAGTTTCTCTAGACATTGAGCAACATAGTGAGCACCATCAATTAGAGGTTCTTTACCATCAGTACTCTTAAAAATAATGTCGCCAGATCTAACAGCAACAATTCGGCCTCTTCTACCATTATTTAAAACACCAGCATTACCTGTAAATGCATCAAACTTTACGCGGACTTCGTCGGCTACTTTAATTTGCCCTGGAGCTACAGGTACCCATTTTTCGTTTTTATTTTCTTGAATCAATGAGTAACCTAAAGACAACTTAGAAAAAATTTCTATAGAGTTTTTTAAGTCTGCTTCAGACATTGTTGGCAGGTACTTTACCTGGTCTAAAAGATGAATTACTGAGTCGCCAACGACTCTTTTGGTCTTTGCTTGGGTGAGTTGTTTTTTGACCCAATTTAAATCTATTTCTAACATATTTTTTCTCCTAGAATTGTGCACATTCTTGTTAGTATTTTAATCTAAAAACTTCTAAACGGAGCCATAAAATGCCGAGGCTCCCAGTACGGCATTATTCAACATCTCTGTTAGGTTATTTCTATCTGGAAGTGCAGCTAAATAAGATTCTTTCTGCATTTTAGATAACTTGTACCTCTCATCTACATCCATATCTTCAATAGAGGACGCTAGTAGACTCCAGTGCTCTCCTATAAGCGAGCTACTTTTCCAGTTAGTAACTACAGGAGTGCCTACAAACAACGCTTGAGAGAGCATTACAGACCACCAAGAGTCATTATCTTTACCGTATGGACTGATCATTACGCCAATAGAGTTGTCCATCTTAGATAGAGCCTCGCCATTTGTTTGCCAGTAGTGGTCTCTAATTGGTAAAATTTCATGACTCACAAGTTTCGACATTTTTTGTGTCCACTTACTCTTTACATAGTCTGCAGTCCAGTTAGTAGCATCTATTTTTACTAACTCTCCAGGGTCTATTTCTAAAAAATCTCTATCAAAACAAAGAGGGGTAGTTCTTTCGGGATCTAACACACCTGGTATCTGTGAGTGGATTTTTTGGGGGTCTCTCCATGGAAAAGCAGGGTAGATAACAGATGGCCAAGTGTGATTGTATAGGTATTGTATTGCGCTATTTAATCTAGAAAAAGTAGAGCTTTCTGCTGCTTGATCATATTCTTTTCTATTTATGTAAAATTCTTTAGTTAAATCACTTGGTTTATTTGCTATAGCCCTAATGCCCGCCCAAACTTTCTGGGGCTCAGGGGAATCTAAAAGTATTGTTGCCTTGTTTAATTTGTTTGCGTAATCGAATACGGATAGTGCTGGGTAGAGCCACCTAGAAGCCACGCTAAGGGCAGGAGACAGTCCTACTACTACAGAATCAAATGAGTTTAGGTACGAGGTGTCCATAGACATAGAAGGTTCTACCCAGGAGACTGTGTGCCCTGCCTGTTCCAACTCAGAAACTAGCTGTCCTGTAAAAGTTGGAACTCTGTTATTAGATTTTTTTGAGCAGTGATTTGCTGTAGACCCAGTTACTAAAATTTTCATTAGAACTCCGTAGTTGTCTTTTGTATTTGATACTAGAAAGCCGCCCAGCGTACGCTGGACGGCAATCTAAATTCCCGTATTCCTTAGAAAGGAGCAGCTGGTGCTGACATAGGGGCTGGTGCAGGAGCTGGCGCTGGAGCTGGAGCTGGCGCTGGCGCTGCTGCTACTGCAGGAGTAGAAGAAACTAGTTCGCTTGATACGTAGTAGTTTTTAATTTCATTCTTCTTATTACCGTTATATACACGTGAGCCAATTTGTCCACGGAACTTACGACCAATAAGAGCCTGCTCAATCTGAGCGATACTTGGGCTAGTATCAAAATAATCCTTTTTTAGACCCATAGCGTTCATCTTTCGGAAAAAGATGCCCAATGCAGTCGGATTATCGGTACTGATAACTAGGTTGTCCCAAACTAAGCGCTTAGAATGTGCGCCAGTTTCAACCTGAGCCTTTAGTGCAAACATTGTCTTACCTGATTGCGTTGTTTTGGCTGTTGCTTCTTGAACTACTAGATCATAGTCGCCATCTGGAAGCGGTTCAAATGAACCTACTTCGCCTGCTTCTTTGATTAGTTCACCCCAATTTAGTGTACTCATGGGTGATTAACCTTCTTTCTTTGTTGTTGTTTTGGTCGAAGCCGCTTGTGCTGCCTGACGTTCTCCGAAAACAATGTCAAGCATTCTTTCAATTGACAAGTTTTCTTGCTCAACGATTACGCCGAGACGTCCTTGGACGCGCTCGCCAGCCTCGTATTGATTTGTTCTCTCAATATACATACGACGTACTTTGTAGTTAGGTTGAGTGGGATCTGGATTAACCCGTTCCTCTACGGTAAGTGCTCCCAGAAGATCGTAGAAGTATGGCGCCTGAATTGCTAATTGACCCTGTAGGTAAGGACGGTAACGACCATCCTGACTTGGACGAGCCATTGCAGTAAGCACTACAGCTTCTAATGGATTTGTAGGATGCATAGTTAGGTCGCGTAGGTCGCGTAAAAGACCACCCATGTGACGAAGCAATTCACCCCACTGTTGCTGAGTCATCTGATTTGTACCAGCAATGTTCTCTAGGCACTTAACCTGAAGTTCAGACACTGAGTCAATAATCAAACTCTTGAATTGATGCTTCCCAAGTTGCAACCACTGATAGGTCTTTAGGACCGTGTCATAGTCACGAACTGTAACTACACAAGTGTCCCAAGTACCATCAGCAACTGGTGGCTCCTCGCGAAGTGGATCCCAGTACTTAACAATGATAGGTAGGAATCTATGCCCACCTTCAACGTCAAGCATGAGACGTGGGTATGGTGATGTTACCGCAAAGCTAGATTTACCAACTTTACTTTCTCCGTACACCATGACCGTGAGGGATCTTTGAATCTCACTCATGCGTCACTCGCTTCCTTTTTTCTCTGTTGATTCGTAATAAGCGTATGGGTCTGCGACCTCATACATTTCACTGATTGCTTGCTCTGCTGCACTTCCATCGTCCATAAGAGTACATACAGTGAAAAATTGGCATTTCCATTTACAATCACGGCTTGGCTTTGGGTAAGCAACGTACTGATGCTTTTCCCCAGAGTCGAGAGCAACTCTAACTCTCATTAGATCTGCGATTGTTCCATGGATTCTATCCCAGAAGGAACGTAATGTAAAAACGTTGTGTCTAACTTCAATTTGATCGTAAAATGGTGGCTTAGCCGAGGCAGTTCGCTTTACCTTTTTTAGCATGGTAAAGATACCACCATCACTACGTTCGTCTTCACCATTTTTAGTTGACTCAAGAAGCATGTAAGTAAGCACCTGCTCGTTCATTGGAGCAAGATTTGCAAAGTCACTTAATGAACCACCAACAGTTTTAAAGTCGCGGAACATACGCACTCCATCACCTTTACGGCGAACACGCATATCAAGCTTCCCTTGAAGTTCTACCTCGCCATTAAATAGAGGAGCAATAATGGTTTCCTCAGTGGAGATCATCTCAAGTTCGGCATCGATCCCATTGTCTTCAACCCACTCTTCATAGCCTTCCAACATGATTCGACCTAGCTCTGCTTCAGTCTCTAGAGAAGCAGTGTCGCGGAATTCGGCCATAAGAGTAGCTCTATCGGTCTCCACCAAGTTTGTGTGAGCAATTAATAGAGGAGTGTTATTTGCGTAGTGATCGTCAAGTGCAGCATGGATACGAGATCCTAGTGCTAAGGCACCAGTAAAGTCTTTCTGTTTTGGTTGTAGACGACGGTAGTAGCTAAACCACCAACGCCTACGGCAATCCTTAAAAGTTTGAATCTCAGAGTTTGAGAGTCTAATTATTCCACTCATAATTTCCCAGCCTTGTCGTCTTGTAGAAGTTTAAGCAGTTGCTCCTTATCACGCACAATCTGCTCAAAATTATCTGCCTTGCTTTCTAGAACCTGAATAACGCGCTCTTCAATAGTTCCTTCTGTTACATAATCTGTAATCACAATTGAGTCATGAATCTCTGATCCAATGCGATGAACGCGATCTAACGCTTGCTTATGATCGACAAGTGACCAGGGGCGCTGAAGCATAATTAAACGACGAGCAGTAGTGAGAGTAACGCCTACACCACCAGCCTGAGCAGTGAAAAGAATCCACTTAATCTTTCCTGCCTGGAAATCATCAATTGCTTTTTGACGCTCATCTTCATCCTGAGCACCAGTAATAAGACCATGAGGTATTTTGTGCTTTGTCATAGCTGCACTAAGTAGATTAATTAGCTGTCTAGATACAGCGCAAACAGCAACTGAATCTTCGCCAAAATCGCCACTTTTAATATCATCCATTAGAGCATCAACTTTACATGACGGGTATGACAAAACAATCTTCATTTCGCCAGTAGTTTCATTTACTTCAGTATCAGCGTAAGAACTAGCTAATTGAAGGAGTCTGAGCGCCTGAGTTAGGACGCTAGGAGCTGTCACAGCCTCGCCATCACCAATCTCAGCAATCATAAGATCTCGCATTTGTTTGTAAGCTTTTGCCTGCTTAGTTGACATCTCAACATCACGACGCTCAGTTAATACAGGAGGAAGCCAAGGAAGCACGACCTTTTTTAACATGCGACGCATGTGGGGGTTGATTGTTTTGTAGAACTCTTCTTGCATGTGTGGCTTTACACCAATAACAATCATTCCACCAAAAGCATTGAGCATAATATCTACCATGCGATCAATCCATTTAGTCTTTGATGGCCAATCCTTTGGGGATAGCCAGTGCAGAATTGCCCACATATCAACAACATTGTTTGCTACTGGCGTTCCTGTAAGAGCAAATCGAATCTTAGCGTCCCCCGTAGCAGACCAAAGAGCTCTACTTTGCTTACTCTTTGGATCTTTAGAACGGTGAATCTCATCAGCAACAACAGCCTTGAAATCAATCTCGTTTAGTTCTCGCTTATGCACTTCACATTTGTTTAGCGAAACCCTCTCGTCATGTCCACCGCACTCTTTACATCTAGCAAGAGCAATAGAACCGTATGGAGAAAGCCTGGAGTGTGAGCGCAATGACTCCCAGTTAATAATGTAAACGTCTGCTTCTTTTTCAAACTGAACCCTACGCTTTGCAGAAGAGCCTTTAATTACTTCTGTAGTGACACTTGGCCACCAAATATTAAATTCACGCGCCCAGTTCTTTTTTAGGGTGTTAGGGCAAACAATAAGAGCAGGAAAAACATCCTCCCCCTGCTCTTGTAAAAGTTTAAGGGCACGAATTGCTTGCGCAGTTTTGCCAAGACCTGGTTCATCGGCAAGAAGAGCACGCTTAGCAGTTGCTAAGAAAGCAACACCAGCACGCTGATGAGGGAATAGATCTTCATCACCATTGTAAGTTTCTAGTTCTCTAAGTTCATTGGCAGGATTAATTCTTTCAGTGACTTCTTTACCTGCCCAGGCTTCTAGCTTTGGTCCAATAATTAAATCTTCTTTAAAAGTAGATCTAAGAGCAAGGCAAGATGTCCAACTTAGCGGGACTTTCCAATTTTGCTCGGAGGCTGACCAGGATGATCCAGGCAAACTTTTGCATAGTTCTTTAAATCGCCAATCTGCACCGATTAATATGTGCGAGGTATTGGCATCGATTTCAACATTTACTGGCAAAATCTCTCCTTAAGTCATTACGTAGATTAAAGCATACTATTTATTTTTTTACAACCGAAAACTTTTTTTTAATAGTATACAAACTATGTTAAAAGAATTGTAGGTTTCCAGCCTGTTTTAGTTAAACGAAGTAGGGCGTGTCTAATTGCATCTTGAGCGTGTCCAGCTCCACCTACATGCCATGTGCCAATTTTCTTTAATGCAGGGTTTGGAAACATGTTCTTAGCATCAGCTGGAGACTGAAAAACAATGGTTTCTGGGTCATACCCAAACTCCCTACACAGATGCTTTAATACTCCGATTTGCTCTAACGAGTAGGGCGCTTGAGAGTTTTTAGTAGTCTGGGCAGTAATAGTGAATCGCTCGCACACAATGGTCAAATTAAGGCCTCTAGAGAGGTTTAGAGCCACTTTTATGCCACTTGCGAAGTCCTGAACCTCTAGTTCTGAGGAGTGCTCTAGGACGGGTAAATCGTCCTTATTTCCACTCCAAGACATAACAGCAAATCCGCTAACTTTCCCTGGATCTACAGATACAATAAAACTACTCATCGGTATTTTTCACCCCAATTTTCCATAGGACCGTCAATACCAGAGGTAAGTGGAACGGCCCATCCTTCGGTTGTTGTCATACATTGTTGCACAGTTCGCATAATATCTTGCACTTGATCTCTTGGCGCGTTTAGTACAATTTCATCGTGTACAGGGACAATTAAATATTCAGTTAAATCAGCCTGATCTAGTTTTACTAAGTTACTCTTAAATATTTCAGCTGCGCCACCTTGAATTAAATAGTTAACAAGCGTGTAAGTACGATCTTCATCGCAAGGGATACGGCGCCCAGTCCAGGTATAGACATAACCCTGACCTTCGTTTTTAAGCCTCTTAGATCCAATACCTTCAATTTGTTTTTGAAAAGAAATCATTCCAGGGTAGTTGCGGTCAAAAGAATCTGAAACAGCTTTCATCTGAAGCTCAGGAACTCCCGCTGTGAGAGCTTGCTTAGCAACACCAGCGCCATACAAACGTCCGTAGACAACGCCTTTAATTAAATTACGACGCTTATCGGCTTTAGTCATTGTTGGATCCTGATAAACCTGACGACCAATCTCAGTAAAGGGATCTGATCCCTCTCTATCAGCACGATTAAACAAACTAATAAGATTTGCATCTCCAGATAAAGAAGCAAACATACGAAACTCAACTTGGTCAAGGTCTGAAGTTATGATGACATGATTTTCATCCTTAGGTATGAACGCTGTACGTACAGTGTCATCACCTTTAGGCAGGGTTTGTAGCGCAGGATCCGTGATTGACATACGCGAAGTACGAGCGCCAAGTGTCTTAACAGAAGGATGTACAAAACCATCAACGTGCTTTTCCATAAAGTTTTTAAAGTACGTATTAGCAAGTTTGTCAGCTTTACGTTGTTGTAGGACTGTATGTGCAAGGTTTTTTACTTCGTCATTTCCTTCAATAGCTAGAAGCTCCAACTGATCTTTAGATGCTGATTTTTGACCAGAAGGGGTATACTCATTAATATCAGCACCAAGCTTTTCAAATAATCTAACCAATTGAATATTGCTAGTAATACTTGCGCCCCCATAGGTTTTACTAGCCCAGTCTTTTACAGATTCAGTGTAAGAAATTAACTCGTTATATTTGCGCTTTGAGTAGTCAAGATCAATTCTGGCACCATTAATCTCCATACGAGTGACAATCTTGCGGGTAGCCATCTCTAGTTCGTAAGCCTTATGGTACGCCCCTCCAGGTCCACACTTATCCCAATACTTTTCCCAGATGCGCATTGTCAAAACAGTATCCATTGCGCCGTAAGACCAGTAGGGGTCAAAGCTAATAGGGACAGTCCCCCACGTCCAACCATTTTCGGACAGGGATGTATCTAAAGTATCTTGTAAAGCAACAGCGCGACTATCTACATGTAGAGCTGCTAGTTTTTTAAGAGCCCCTGACCCAAGTGGATCAATAATATGAGCCATAATCATTGTGTCGTGAGCACGTTCCCAAGGGATCTGCCAGTTGGATTTAATGGCAAACCAACGGGCTTCAAAGGCAATGTTGTGACAGACAATAGGACCATCGAACTTATCCATTGCTTGGTAAAAAACACCTTTCCAATCTTCCCAAGGTATTGCCCAGCCTTGACTTGCATCTCCAACTTGAACTAAGCGAATGTCTCCATGCCAAGGAGATAGTGCATCCCCTCTAGCTCCACCAGGCTTCTCCCCTGTTTCAGTATCTACAGAAACAGCATCATGAGGTCTGCGTTGGCTAAGCCAAGTTAGGAAATCTCCAGCTTTTTCTACAGTATTAACTAAATGTAAATCAACACTAGATAGTGCAGAAACTTGTTCTTGTGTCATTTTTGTCCTTAAATTTATTTTATTATAGTTAGTTATTTAAATAAAAGCAATAATTAAAGTATTATTTCTATCATATAAACATTCTCGATAGCTCGATCCTTATCGGAGGAAACTTCTAAAAGTTTTTTAGCTACGTTAGTTAGGTATTCAGAACCTTTATTGTCGTACTTATATAGTGCATCTAATACAGTCTCGGCACGTTCAAAAACTTGCGCCCAATTCCTATACTTTTCAGGAAAAACTACAGGTAAATGCCTATTAGGATTACACTCTTCGCATGGAATTGCGTCTTCGTCTAGATCCTTTGGAAGGCCCTCTATTAAACTATACCGTCTAACTAAAGGACAAGCAGCCCCATGGAATACTAAAGATACGCCTACTCTAGAAAGAACGTAAGATCCACTCTCTGTACGATAAAGGGCAAACTCAATCCAACGAGTTGAGCCGCGTCTGTATGACGAAGACTCTCCTAAAAGAATTCCGTTGAATTGTAGAGTTCTAGCTCCATCTTTTACTTCAAACATTATTCAGGAAACTCCACTACTAATTTAGTGGAATCATCTTCAGGAATAGTTTCTTTTCTATAATATACAAATTCATGCCACCGGGTGATTTCTTCATTAATATCAGACAGATCATGCCATTTAATTAATGGCCAAGGGTCTGTAACTATTTGCTCATAGGGAGTGACCTCCAACTGGGCAGCTAAATCATTCTTTATATACAAAACCAAATTATTTAAATGATCATATATAAGTTCATCTGTTAAATTATTTAATTCTGTTTTATTATAAATTGTTATTTCTGTACGAATAACCTCGCCATCTGCAGTAATTTTTTTACATAGAAAAGGTTTAGCATCCTCGTCATACTCAGCTGTGTACTCTATCATTTTAAACCTTCTAGTTCGGAAAGTCTCTGCTTTAGGGACTCTATTTCTTGAGCCTGATTTTTAACTAATTCTAATACAAAAGCCGACAATAGACCGTAATCAATAGCTATAGGTTCTTCTTTGGCGTTGTACGCAACAATTTGTTCTAAGCCACTCTCTAGTACATCTTCTGCAATGTATCCATAGTTAAAATCTCTATTATTAGAATAATCTTTCATTTCATTTCTATAATGAAATTTTGTAAGTTTAAGATTTAAAATATTTTGAACATCTTCTTCAGATATTTGATACTCTTCAATGTCTTTTTTAAATTTCATAGATGACCCAACTACGCCTGCAAAAGTATGCGTGTGATTTGAATTTCTGGAAGTGGTACCACTGTAAAAGTGCTGATGGTTACCCTGAGATATTTGATTACTACCAAAACCTATAGTAGAACTTGCTATTTTATCTCGTGAAACTGCACTTCCACTCAATGCAGTGTTATCAACTGCACCAGTAGCTATTTTTGTCGCTGTTACTGCATTAGCGGCTAATTTTCCACTTGTCACATCCCCGTCTGAAATTTTTGAAGTTGTCACCGCTCCAGCAGCCAACTTTGTAGTAGTTACAGCCAAATTTATTAACTCATTAGAGCCTATAGACTCGTTATCAATATCACCCTGACCGATACTGTTTGCTATTATCTTAGAAGTTCCACCACCTCTGGTTCCTCCAATAGTGTTAGAAGCAATATCTGCACCAGTAATAGTTCCATTCAAAATTTTATCTGTAGTAACGGCATCATCAGCCAACTGAGCAGCACCTACAGCCCCGTCAGCAATTTTTTCTTCAGTTACAGCCCCGTCAGCTAGTTCGTTAGTACCAACAGATCCACTAGATATCTGATCACTGCCAACAGCGTCATTAGCTATCTCATCTGGTCCAACAGCATCTGGCGCAATATTATCGTTAGTTATAGCGTTATCAGCTATTTCGGAGTTGGTTACAGAATTAGGGGCAATCTGATCGCTGGAAACTGCGTTGTATTGAATAGAATCATTTGTAACTACTCTGTTAGAGAGCCTATAGGGGGCAGGTTTGTTCTCTAAATAATGAAGTCTTTTTTGTACATCCGTTATCTTTCCAGAAAGATTTTTACGTCTAGCTCTTCTTCTAGTTGCCACCTTGCTCTACCTTCCAATCGCTAATTAGTTCTAATTTTACCTTTTCTGGGAAATGAGGATTATCTGGAACATTTACCTGGTACGAAACAATTTTTCTAATTAAAATATCATCTCTAGGCTCTTGATCACTAGCAAGACGTAATCTGACAAATTCGTCATTTACAATAATTGAACACCAATCCCCAGGGTAGTAGCTACCAACCGTAGGAGTTAAGGACCCGTTAATTTCTAAATTAAACTCGCTAATGGGTGGTCTAGATTCATATAAATAATCTTGAGCGTAGCTGTATAACTCATCTTCATCAAAAACTCCATCAATGGATTCAACCTGATCAAGAATTGGCCAGCTTTTGCCATTAGGGTTATTTAATAAATCTTTAGCTGAAGCTGCTGCATATGGTTGACTTGCATCGCCAGAGATGTCTCCTATTTTTCCAGTGGTAAACATTCTGGTAGCAGAGTCTTCTGCAGACTCTTCAATACTAAATTTAGATATATTTCCAGGGTACTCAAAAACAATTTGATCGGCGCCAAATCTAGAAATATCTGGTACCCCGCCCTCTTCGACTTCTACAGGATTATCTAAATCTAAAAGGACAAAGGTTCTAGTAAAAGATGCCGTATCGTAGTCATAGTCGCAGTCAATTCGATACTCAAATCCATTAACGTTTTCAGAGTACTCCTCTAGAATGTCTCCAACTGTTTTTAGTTCAAATCCTCTGTATATTTGCTGCTCTTGGTATAAACCACTTTGCAATTTATTATCTACAGAAAGTTGAATATCAGAGTTATAAGAAAAACTTCCATAATCCCCATAAATAACTCTACTTCCAAAATTAGCAGTCCCGCCACTAATAGAATCTGGAAGACCAGATGAGTCTCTAGGTTCAGATAAAATTCCAGTAGTAAAAAAGGATAAAGTTCTACCTGTAAGAGTTCCTACGTTTCTTGCATCATTTGCAATACTAGTAATTTGAAATTGACCATCGTAGCGATTATCTAACCTGTCATTAAAAAATGAATCGACACCCTCTAAAAATACGTTTTGCCCAACTGATGCCCCGTGAGCTTCGGATGTAGTTAATGTTGCTACCGCCTTTTCTGGGAAGTCTACAGTTGGACTAGGATCTAAACGCTTACTTGTAATATTTAGTGTCTTTATTCCTGGCAAAGTTGTTCTAGGAATATCTGGGCCATTTAAAT